GACAAACCTAACATGTTAGATATTGCAGGAACTGAATTACCTGTTAATGAAGATATAATTGACAGAGCAAATATTACAAACGATCCAAGAATAGTTTCTGAAGAATTAGGAATTACAGGATTTGGTAAACCTAACATGAGAGATATTGCTGGAAATGAAATAGCTGTTAATGAAAATTTTATTGACAGAGCAAATATTACAAACGATTCAAGAATAGTTTCTGAAGAACAAGGATTAGTTGGAGGAATTACAGACAGAAACAGAGGTCAAATAACTTCAACACCAAAAGGTGGTATTACAACAATAGATAGACCAAACATGAGAGACATTGCAGGTCCATCTACAACTATAGATGGATCAATATCAATTGAAGATCTTTCTAAACCAAGTAACATAGGTGACTTTAAAGTTACTACCGCACCAGATTTAACAAATCCATCAGGAATATTAAATGCACCTCCAAGTATTGGACTTGCTCAAGATCCAGATGTAGAAGATCCGTTTGGTGGTAAGTACACTCCTTCTTTTGAAGAGAAAAAAGCTGCTGAAGGAATACTAGAAGGTTTATTAGAAAAGGCTGCAAACTTTAGTCTTTCAGATTTAAAAACAATAGGTACAAACTTTTCAATTAACAAAGCACTTCAAACTTTAGGATTTGCTAATATACCTTCGTTCTTAGGTACAAAAGCTATTACTACAGGATTTGATTATTTTAAAAATAAACAAGTACAAAAAGAAATTAAAAAACAAGCTGCTGCAACACAAAATAGAAAAGAGACTAGAGAAATACAAGCTAGAATAGATGCAGCAGAGAAAAAACGACAAGAAGATATTGCAAAAAGAGACGCTACAGCTGCCGCTAAAAAAGCAGCTAGTGAAGGTAGAGCTTATGACTACTCAGGTAGATCAAATCAATATGGAACTCACACTTCAACTATAAGCAAAGAAAAAGCTCAAGACAATCAAGATAGAGGAAGAGGTCAACAAAGTTCATCTGGCAGTAAATCATCCGGCAGTAAATCATCAGGTTCTTATTCGTCTTCTAGAGGTTCTAACTTTGGTGGAAGATTTCATGGCGCTAAAGGCGGCAGAGTCGCAAAAGCGATAAGGTAGGTGTAGAAAAATGAAAGAAATAAAATTTAATCCAATTATTGGAAGACTAGTTGTAGTTCCAAATCAATATTCAGATCCAACGCCCGACGATCCAATTGCAACTCAAGCAGATATACGACAGTTTGCAGCTGATACTGAATATGAAACTACTTATGATCCTCAAATGCTTAATGAAGTAATTGACAGTTTGACAGTAAAAGAAACACCTGATAATACTACTATCGAAGAAGGTGTTGAATCAATAACTGAGAAGGTATAGAATAGCATATGGCTGAAATAGACAAATCATTACCCAATACTGCGACTGAAGTTGAAATTCCTGAAAAAGAAGAAATAGTAGATGCTATGGAAGCAGTTACAGATACTTCAGGAGACACAGAAGTACAATTAGATGAAGATGGAGGTGCAACAGTTAATTTTGATCCATCTGCAGTAAGTCCAGAAGGTGGTGAACAACATGATGCAAATTTAGCAGAATATTTAGAAGATAAAGTTTTAGATCCATTAGCTTCAGAACTAATGGACCAATATAATTCATACAAAGAAACTAGAGGCGACTGGGAAGAAAGTTATAGAGAAGGTTTAAGTCTTTTAGGATTTAAATATGTAAATAGAACAGAACCTTTTAGAGGAGCTAGTTCAGTTACTCACCCAGTATTAGCCGAAGCAGTTACACAATTTCAAGCACAAGCTTATAAAGAATTATTACCTGCAGACGGCCCGGTTAGAACTCAAATTATGGGAGCAGTAGATGTTGCTAAAGAAGAGCAATCTAAACGTGTTAAAGATTTTATGAATTATCAAATAATGGATCAAATGAAAGAATACGAACCAGAGTTTGATCAAATGTTATTTTACTTACCACTAAGTGGTTCTACTTTTAAAAAAATCTATTATGATGATTTACTTGGTAGAGCAGTAAGTAAATTTATACCGGCGGAAGATATAGTTGTTCCGTATTCTGCTACCTCATTAGAAGATGCGGAAGCAATTATTCACATGGTTAAAATGTCGGAAAATGATTTAAGAAAACAAATGTATTCTGGATTTTACAGAGAAGTAGAATTAGGTGAAGCACAATTAAAAGAAGATAAAATTAAAGAAAAAGAATTAGAGCTTGAAGGTATTAAAGCTAATACTTCAGAAGACATGTACACAGTTTTAGAAATGCATGTCAACTTAGATCTAGAAGGTTACGAAGACATGGATCAAGAAGGTGAAGAAACAGGAATTAAATTACCTTACATTGTAACTATCAATGAATCTACTAATGATATTTTATCTATTAGAAGAAACTACACAGCAGAAGATCCATTAAAAAAGAAAAAAGATTATTTTGTACATTACAAATTTTTACCAGGAATGGGTTTTTATGGTTTAGGTTTAATTCATATGATTGGTGGGTTGTCTCGTACTGCAACAGTTGCACTAAGACAATTATTAGATGCTGGAACTTTAGCTAACTTACCTGCTGGTTTTAAAACTAGAGGTGTTAGAATGAGAGATGATGCACAGCCATTACAGCCTGGAGAATTTAGAGATGTAGATGTACCTGGTGGAAATATTAGAGATCAGTTTATGCAACTACCTTTTAAAGGACCAGATGCAACTCTTTTACAATTAATGGGTGTATGTGTAAGTTCTGCTCAAAGATTTGCAAGTATTGCAGATGCGCAAGTTGGAGATATGAACCAAGGAGCTGCTGTAGGAACTACAGTTGCATTATTAGAGCGTGGCTCACGTGTAATGTCAGCGATCCACAAAAGACTATACGTTGGTCTAAAATCAGAATTTAAATTATTATCAGAAGTATTTAAAACTTACCTACCACCGGTTTATCCATATGATGTACCCGGTGCGTCAAGAGAAATCAAAGTTCAAGACTTTGATGACAGAATAGATATTTTACCAGTTGCAGATCCCAACATTTATTCTCAAACACAAAGAATTTCTATGGCTCAAGCACAATTACAATTAGCTCAATCAAATCCTAAAATGCATAATATGTATCAAGCCTACAGATCTATGTATGAAGCGTTTGGTGTAAAAAATATAAACGCAATTTTGCCACCACCACAACCACCACAACCAATGGACCCAAGTTTAGAACATATTATGGCAATTAGTGGTAAACCTTTTCAAGCTTTTCCAGGACAAGACCATAAAGCTCACATTGATGCGCATTTAGGTTTTATGTCTATCTCTATGGTACAAAATAATCCAATGGCAATGATGTCATTACAAAAAAATATACTAGAGCACATTAGTTTAATGGCACAAGAACAAATTCAATTAGAATACATTGAAGAAATAAAAGAAATGCAAATGATACAACAGCAAATGCAGCAAATGGGACCAATGATGCAAAATCCACAAGCGATGCAACAAAATCCACAAGCAATGCAAATGCAGCAACGTGTTAAACAACTAACTTCTGAAATGGAAGCTAGAAAAGCAGTGTTAATTGCTGAAATGACTATTGAATATGCTAAAGAAGAAGATAAAATTAGCTCTGAAGTAGGTGGTGATCCATTACTTAAATTAAAATCTAGAGAATTAGACTTAAAAGCTAAAGCAGATCAAGATAGAACAGCTAATAATGACGCAAGACTTGATTTAGACACTATGAAAGCAATGATGAACGACCAAAACCAAGATGAAAAGCTAGAACAAAATGAAGAATTAGCTGAACTGCGTGCTGGAGTTTCACTTGCAAAACAAACAATGTCTGACCAAAGTAAAATTCACGATTTTGGTAGAAATTTTAAAAAAAATTAACTATAATATTATTAAGGAGAAACATTATGGACAAAGATTGGAAAAAAGGCTCAACTTTTATGAATGACGACGTCAAGATCGAAAAAGAACTTGGTTGTGGTCCCGATGGTTACCAAACTGGTGGAAAAACTATTGAAGCTACAAATCCTTTTGAAACTCAAACAGTAACTGTTAGAGGAACAAAAGCAATGAGAGCTGATAAAAAACCTGTTAAGGCTAAGTGGTACTAACATGTGGTTTTCGGCAATTAAATTAGCCGTTTCTGCTGGCAGTAAAATTTATGCTAACAAGCAGAGAACTAAGATAGCTATGTCAGATGCACAGCTTATGCATGCATCTCGTATGGCCGAAGGTAAGGAAGCTTACCAGGGAAAATTATTAGAGGCTCGTCAGTCAGACTGGAAGGACGAGGCAGTTTTGATAATTTTAAGTTTGCCCATAGCAATTTTGGCCTGGGCAGTCGTATCGGATGATCCGACAGCGATGGACAAGGTAAAACTGTTTTTCGAGATGTTTTCAGAGCTTCCGAAATGGTTCACAAATTTATGGATCCTTGTCGTGGCGAGCATCTATGGTATAAAGGGTACACAAATATTTAAACAACACGGAGCAAAAAAATGAGACAAAACGGAGTAAGATCAAATGTTAGATTTCCAACTGGAAGCGGCATGAAAAAACAAGGTGCTAATGATAGACTTGATGAGTCTTTAGGAGCAAGAAGAGGAAAAGAATCTACAAAAACTCAAAGTTACAAATCTAGAAGAGATGAGTCTAGAGGAGCTAGCAAATAATGAACACTGGAAAAATGAATCTTTTAGAGGAGATGGGTAGAATTGATTCTGAAAAGATGAACAAAAACAGAAGAGCTGAAAAAGACAGAGTAGTATCTGAATTAAATAAAGGCTATAAAAACGGCGGAAAAGTTAAAGGCTGTGGCATGGCTAAAAAAGGTAAGGGCAGAGCTTACGGAAAGAACTCATAATGAAAAAAAATTTAAAAAAAGTACCTACTGGTAAAAAAGGTAAGGGTTTAAAAAAACTTCCTAAGTCTATTAGAAATAAAATGGGTTTTATGAAAAAAGGTGGAAAAGTAAAATAGTGAAAAAAATAAAACAATTGTATCATAAAATTATAGACACACTTTTTGGTGCAAGATGTAAATGTATAAACAGAGAAAGATCAACTAAAACATTCATTCTATGTAGTGATTGTGGGAAGGTATTAAGTAATGGCTAAACAACGTGGTTTGTACGCGAATATTCACGCGAAAAAAAAAAGAATCGCTGCAGGTAGTGGTGAGAAAATGAGAAGACCTGGAGCTAAAGGTGCACCAACTGCTGCTAACTTTAAAAGAGCAGCAAAAACAGCAAAGAAACCTAAAAAGAAAAAATAATTTATGAAGATGCCAGATACTAAATATACTGGAAGCTTTATAAAAAAAGAAGCTCAAGGATCTTCAGGTCCGGTTAGCTTAAGCAATTCAAGTTCTAAAAAATATTATGGTAGTATGATAGATGCTCCTGGTTTTAAAGCTGGTGGTACAATTAGAAAAACTACTAAAGGACCTGGAGCAAATTACAGACCTACAAAGTCTGGTGCTGGAATGACTTCTAAAGGTGTTAAAGCATATAGAGCTGCTAACCCTGGATCAAAATTAAAAACTGCTGTAACAGGTAAAGTTAAAAAAGGTTCAGCTGCTGCAAAACGTAGAAAGTCGTATTGTGCAAGATCAGCAGGGCAACTTAGAAATTCATCAGCTAAAACTAGAAACGATCCTAATTCAAGAATAAGACAAGCAAGAAGACGTTGGAAGTGTTAATGAAAGATGCAATCTTAACAGCACTGGTAGCAAGATATGAAGCTCAAATTGCAGAAGCAGATGCAACAGTTAAAATATATTTAGAAAATTCAGTAGGTATTGGAGAGCATCCACAACACATTGATGAGGTAGATAAACAATTCGAAAAAATTGCAGCAGCTGAAGAAAAACTTAAAGTGCTAGAAGATTTTCGAGAACAACAAGGAGAAGAGTAATGGACGACATGCAGCTAATAGTTAAAATACAAAAAGAACTTAAAACAAGATTACAAAACATAGGAGATTCTATTCTTGGTGGTGGGGTTGACAATATGGAAAAATACAAGTATTTAATAGGACAGGCACATGCCATACAATTAACATTACAGGATATCTCTAACCTGCTAAAACCTAAGGAGCAACAAGATGAGCAAGGAAACGTTATCGACATCGGAGAAGGAAGTACCAAAAATTAAACTTGGTCTTGAAGAAAAATACAAAGAAGAAGAAAAAAAATTACCCCCAGAACCAGAACCTTTATCCCCAGATAATATTGGAGATACAGTTGATGAGTTACCAGAACCTTCTGGTTACAGACTTTTAGTTTTACCTTTTACACCAAAAACAAAAACAAAAGGTGGAATATTATTTTCTCAAGAAACTTTAGATAAAGCACGAATAGCTACAACATGTGGTTATGTTTTAAAAATGGGAGATTTAGCATACAAGGATAAAGAAAAATTTGGTAAGCCTTGGTGTAAAGTAGGAGATTGGGTAATTTTTGCAAGATATGCAGGATCAAGATTACCGATTGAAGGTGGAGAAGTGCGATTACTTAACGATGATGAAGTGTTAGGGACTATTAAAGATCCTGAATCAGTTCTTCATTTAATTTAACCACATAGGAGAAACTATGCCAGAAGAAATAAAAGCATCAGAAGAATTAATTGACGTTGGTGAAACAACCGGCGCTGAAATTGATTTAGATGATAAAGGAGAAGCGGTCAAACAAGAGGAAGTAAAAGAAGAGATTGAAGTTGAACAGGTACCGGAAGATAAAACTTATGAAAATGAAAAAGAGGTTAAACTTGAAAAAAAAGAAGAGCCTGATGAGTTAAAAGAATATAGTGAAGGCGTTCAAAAACGTATTGCTAAATTAACTCGTAAAATGAGAGAAGCAGAAAGACAGAGAGAAGAAGCTGTTCAATATGCTCAATCAGTTACTCAACAAAAAAATCAAGCAGAATCAAGATTATCTAAATTAGATAAATCATATGTATCTGAATTTGAAAATAGAGTTACAACAAGTATGGCAGCAGCTAAACTAGCTCTTAAAAATGCAATAGAGTCTAAAGATGTAGAAGCACAAATTGCAGCACAAGAACAGCTAGCTAATCTATCTATAGAAAATGCAAGAATTAACTCTTTAAAAAATCAAGTTGAACAAGAAGTGCCTCAACAAAAACAAGTTAGAGTTAATCCTCAACAACAAGTAGTTCCAAACGATATACCTACTGACCCTAAAGCAGAAGCATGGAGTGAGCAAAATACGTGGTTTGGTAATGATACTGCTATGACTTATACAGCTTTTGATATACATAAAAAGCTTGTAGAAGAAGAAGGTTATGACCCTAAAACAGACGAATATTATGTTGAAGTCGACAAAAGAATAAGGGTTGAATTTCCGCATAAGTTTGATAAGATAGAGTCAAATACTGCAGAAAGAGCAAGACCTGCTCAAGCTGTAGCTTCGGCTAAACGTTCAGCCTCAACAGGACGCAAAAAAACTGTGAAACTCTCGCCATCACAGGTAGCAATTGCTAAAAGAATAGGCGTGCCACTCGAAGAGTATGCGAAACAATTAAACATCACGGAAGGACAATAAGCATATGGAAAATGAAAAGATAAAAACCTCACGTGCGAGCGAAACAAGAGACAAGACTAAAAAACCTGTAACTTGGGCTCCACCCTCATCACTTGATGCACCACCTGCACCTGACGGATTCAGGCATAGATGGATTAGAGTTGAAACTTTAGGTATGGACGATACAAAAAATGTAGCGGGTAAACTTAGAGAAGGATGGGAGTTAGTTAGATCTGACGAATATCCGGAAAGCAACTTTCCAGCTATGACTACAGGAAAATATTCTGGTGTTATCGGAGTAGGAGGCCTAGTGCTGGCTAGGATACCCGAAGAAATCGCGCTATCTCGTGAAGCTTATTATCAAAAGCAAACTAAAGAACGAGATGAAGCAGTAAATAACGACGTTCTTAAGGATCAGCACCCAAGTATGCCAATCAATCAAGAAAGGCAGACTCGTGTAACTTTTGGTGGTTCAAAGAAATAATCTTTTAGTAATTTCTAGTTCCAACAAAATAATTTAAACCGTACTGGAGGCCCTTCGGGGCAGGTACACTTAAGAAAAGGAAATACGACTATGGCAAATGATAGTACAGCTGGATACGGATGTAGAGCAGTAATGACTGTGGGTTCAACACCTGCAACTTCTGGTCAATCTGAATATAAGCTATATGATTACGCAGGTTCGGCTTTCAATACAATCTTTAAAGGTGATCCGGTTTCTCTAAATGCAGGAACTCAGGCAGCTGAAAAAGGTTATATTCAAGACGCAACTTACGATTCAACTGACGATGACAATAGTGGTGGAGCTGGTTGGCAAAATAGTGCTGACCCTCTATTAGTAGGTGTCTTTAATGGTGCTTTCTGGGTAGACTCAGGAACATCGAAACCAACATGGAGTAACTCAGTACCAAGTGGAACAAACTTTGGAACTGATTACAACACAGGTTCAAGCGATGGATGTGCTTATGTATTGGATAACCCTAATCAGGAATTCAACATGAGAGCAAATGCTGCTTGGCAACAAAATGATGTTGGTCTTAACTATAACACAGGTGATAACGGAGCAACTGGTATCAGTGGAATGTCTGACGAAAGACTTTCTATTGCAACAGTAGCAGCAACTTCAATGTTTACATTGGTAAGAGGTGCTAATATCCCGGGTCAAAACGATTACACGGCAGACGGCAGCGATGTCGTTGTTGTAATTGGTTCGGCTTCACACTTGTACAACTAATAGCGAATAAGGAGAAATAAACTATGGCTATATCAAGAGCACAACTCGTAAAAGAGTTAGAACCTGGTTTGAATGCTTTATTCGGACTAGAGTACAAACAATATGCTAATGAGCATTCTGAGATTTTCGATACAGAAACTTCAGACAGAGCTTTCGAAGAGGAAGTAATGTTAAGTGGTTTCGGAAATGCATCAGTTAAACCTGAAGGTCAAGGTGTATCATTCGACGATGCGCAAGAAACTTTCACAGCTCGTTACACAAACGAAACAATCGCTTTAGCGTTTGCAATCACAGAAGAAGCTATCGAAGATAACTTGTATGACAGACTTGCGTCTAGATATACAAAAGCTTTAGCAAGATCTATGGCAAGCACTAAACAGATTAAAGGCGCAGCAGTATTGAACAACGCGTTCACTGCAGCTTTTGCTGGTGGTGATGGTGTAGAACTTTGTTCTACTGCTCACCCTACGCTTTCAGGAAACTTCGCAAATGAATTAGCAACTTCTGCTGATTTAAACGAAACTTCTTTAGAGCAGTCTTTGATCGACATTTCGGCTTTCACTGATGAAAGAGGACTAAAAATTGCGGCAAGAGGAATGAAAATGATTATTCCACCACAACTGCAATTTACTGCTGACAGACTTATGAAGTCTGAAGGTAGAGTTGGAACAGCTGACAATGATATCAATGCAATCAAGAACATGGGAATGGTTTCAGAAGGTTATACTGTAAACCACTACTTAACTGATCCTGATGCATTCTTTATCAAAACGGATGTACCAAATGGTCTTAAACATTTCATGAGATCACCTATCAAAACTACTATGGAAGGTGACTTCGATACTGGTAATGTTAGATACAAAGCTAGAGAAAGATACGTATTTGGATTTTCTGATCCAAGAGGCGTATTCGGTTCTCCAGGAGCATAATAAACAATTTAAGGGGCCGCCTAAAAACGGCCCCTTTTTTAACTACAACAAGGTGTGTAAATGAAAAAAACTCTCATAAATATCTGGGCTTACGATCATCATGCAGTATTTACTATTGAACATGTTGAAGATACAGCTGAAAGTGTTGAAAAAGCAATACTTGACAAACTAGGAGAAAAAAGTATAAAATGGGAGTATCTCGGAAACAACTATAATAACGAGATAAATCGAATAACTTATGAGGAGGTTATTGATGATACAA